TTTATTAAGTGGTCTTCCCATTGTTTTCTCCTATAATAGTAGTCCTATGCCCGTTCTATGAGCTACGCTGTGGGTACAGCATAAGTCCGCCTTGCGGCACACTATCTGACACAAGTATTTATCATAAAAGAGAAAAGGCATACAAGTAAACTTGTACACCTTAAAAAAATAAGCAAAATAGGTAGGACTCGGTTATACCTACAAGCACGTACACAGAATACCATTCTATCACGCACAACCTAGTTCCGCTCGGTAGAGCAATGTGATCCTCAGTCTCTCAACCTTGAACCTGGGTACCACCCCTAACTAGTCAAGTTCGACCCTTCTGGTAAAGGCCTCTTCCTTGCACTATAAACAAAAATTAATTACTTTTTTGTTGCTTATGTACTTAATATAACAGACTTTATATATAAAGTCAACCTTTTTTTTACCAAAATATTAAATTTTTTGTAATCTAGGGTCTGTACTAAGTATGTTCTTTTCAGCTCTAGGTCTAGACAAGCGGTTTTCAGCCATTTTGCGTATAATCGCTTTATGGGATAATTCCGTCTTTCGTTTTTTGCGAGCTAGTTCGAAGTCTTTGTGATTCATAACACTCTCCTCGTTAAAGTTAAGTGCGTTCCTTCGCTAATGCTACTTCCGGGCTAATTGCCTGAACGTTGTATAATTATTTAGTCTCTAATACTTCAGTTAAGTTAGATTCTCTATCTAAATATTTGTAATCTATTTTAATTGGATCCCATTTATCTAGTGCATCAAATACTGTCTTTGGATCTAATTCACTACAAGTATAAACATCTAGTTGTACAAGAGTAGGACGTTTTTCGTCCCAAGTGTGCAATACTACATGTGAAGTTTCTATAATTGTAGCACAAGTAAATCCTTTGTTTCCAACTTTATCACAATACGTTGCATACGGACCTAGCAAGATTTTCATGCCAATGTCTTCAATTAAATGTTTTGTCCAATCAATAATATTTTGTTCGTATCTAGGAGCATTACTTACTTCAGCACGTATTATTAAATGTTTATGTTTCATAAATTAAAGGTTATTTAGTGTTTATACCTTATTTGAAACAAGAAGTCAACCAGAAAATTTAACCAATAAAAAAGGGCGACATAAGCCGCCCTTTTTAGTAATTCTAAGTTTAAACTTAGCTAAAAGATAAGTTACCTGAAGTAACTTCAACTTTTTCAACGTAGTCCGCTGCATTACCAAGAGATGAAGCAGTGTTGCTTAACTCAACATATCCGTATCTAGTCATGAAAGACACAACTGGTTCGAAAGATGATGGGTCAAGTACAACGCCACTTGACATTAATGGAATGTATGGGCAGTAGAACGCTGCCGCGTCTGATTCAGATGAACCTTTGTAACCAACAAGTACATCATCATCAGCTGCATATGTGTTAACATATACACGCATTGCGTTATTAAGTGTTCCAACAAACTTAGTGTTTGTAGGTGCTTCAAATGCACCTTCAGTTGTTCTTGCGAACGCTGAAGTTGTAGCTGACTGTAATACAGTAAGCATTGCAGGTGAAACAACAGCCCAGTTACCAGCACCACGTCTTGTACGCTGTGCAATTCTGTTTGCAGCTCTGTTAACTAGAACAGCTAAAGCAGCATGTTCGTCGCCAACAAAAGTAGCAGTACCTGAAACAGCAGCTTGGTCGTAAGTGTCAGTACCAGTACCTGCAAGTGATGCAAGTGAACCTAATACTTCTTGGTCGATTTCAGCTGTAATTTCTTGTGCTAAAGCAGCCATAATTTCTGCTTCAACATCAATACCGTGTTGTGACTGTGCGTCCTGTGCAGATTCAAAAGTCCAGCGAGCTGATAGCTTTCTAGTTTTTGCTTCTACAGTTTGTTTCAAGATTTGAATTGATAATCTGTTACCAGCTGAACCTTCAAGTGCAGCAGTTGCATCAGCTTTACCTGATGTTGCGTTACCTGAATATGCTTCAGCAATCTTGAATGGAGATAGAGCCTCTTCACCAGCAGTTGCGCCTGAAGCACCTGTACCTACTGTGTCTGAGTATCTAACTCTTAATGTGTGGATTTGTCCCACGGGTCCAGTCATCGGTTGTACACCAACGATTTCGTTAGCAATGACGGTTGGCATAACACGTCTGATAACTGGTAAAATAACTCTGTTAAGAGTTGCAACGTTACCGGCAGATGTAGCACCAGCAGTAGCGGTTTCAGCCAAATACTTTCTAGTATTTTCTAGGGTTGAAGCCATTACACTTTTCTTGTTGCCTTGTAGGCCTTCAAGAAGTGCTGATTTTGTATCCTGCCAGCGACTTTCTAGTAGTTCTGACATTTTTTTCTCCTTATTTAAGTCCAGCTAAACGGCGAATGTCTAATACATTATCGCTGTTGTCAGCTTGTTTACTGGTTTCATTTCTATTGCCTGTTATCTCTGTGCCTTCTGTTAGTTTTGCCTTTTTAGCTGGAGTGTTACCGTCAATAACTGCCGGGATGTACTTGTCAAACGCTGATTTTAATTTCTGTGTTTGAACTGATTCCAGTAAGTCTATCATGATTTCTTTTTGCGCCTTGTTTAAAGGCTCAATAAGCTCATTAATTGTTTTCTCACGTGTAGTTGTTTCAACTATACGTTTGATTTCATGATCTTTGCTCTCCACAATAGTTTTAGCTTCTTTTGCTTCTGCTTTTGCTTCTGCTATTTGTTTGTCTTTTACATCAACAAGTTTCATTAACTTCGCAGTTTCTGATTTTTCGTTGAGGTAGCTGTTGCTGTATTCAGCAGCAAATGCTTCAAACAATTTGCGACCAAAGTCATTTTTACGTGCAGATTCAATATCTTCTTTAAGTTGTCCAATTTCATTGTTAAGAGTGTTCTCAACAATAGTAGATACTTTGCCTGCAGATTTTGCAATAAAGTCCTTACGAACTTTTTCAAATTGCGTTTTAGCTTCACGAATTAAGCGGACTTTCGTTTCGGCTAAATCTTTTTTGTCTTCGTTAAACTCTGCGATTTCTTTCGATAGTGCTTCAACGATGAATTCCTCGAGCATTTTGAACTTGTCAGCCATGCCTTTCTGGTCTTCATGAAGTTCTGAAACTTCTTTAGAAAGTTGTCCTACGACAAAGTTCTTAAGTAAATCTGCATTTTCACGCATTGCTATAGCATATTTGGCTTTCGCTTCGGCTAATTGCTTACGATCTTCTGCAAATTCTTCAATTTCAGTTGCTAGGCGTTCTGACAACATAGTGTCAATGGCTTCCACCATTGTTTGTTTGTCGTGCTCGTACTTTTGAGCGAACTCTTCGCGTAGCTCAGCAGTTGCAGCCTGGCGATTTTCTTTCACCTTGCTGTTCCAAGCCTCTTCAATTTCGTGACGCACTTCTTCTGAAACAACATCGTTTTCGAAAAGTGTTTTTAGTGCATCTATCATTTGCTTCTCCTGTTATTGGAGTCTACTGATCATATTGATCAGAGATTCTTTTAAGTATTTCTGTGCCTTAGAGTCGTGTTTTGTTGCCTGTGCAAGTTCGTAAGCCTTGTATCCTCCGCGAGCGTTCATTAGATGCTCGTAAATCGGTGTTGGATAAGCACCAGGGGCGCTAGGCTGAGCAACTACGTCCACAGTGATTATTTCAAAATCAGAAACTTCATTACTTCCGTCTTCTGATACATTACCTGAACCCCTAGATGAAACACCTAGCTTAACGCCGCTTTCAAGCATTGTTTTAACTAGTTGTCCCATCGGAGTTGGTAGAATTTTAAGTTTACCATAACCGTTTGCGCCATCCATCCAGCATTCACTGATCATATGACTCACACGGTCTAAGTTAATATTAAGTCCTTCTGGGTGATCAACTTCGCCAAGAACACTATATCCTCCGCTAATTTGTTCGCTGAGTGTTTTGACAGCCCTGCCAATTTCATTTACAGGATACACACGCTGATTAGCATTGCGTACTCCGCCTTGTATCATGATACCTTTCATGAACAAGTCTTTTCCTTCGTTGGCATTCTCAACTACAATTTGAGCTTGGTCGAATGTCAAATGTTCTCGTAAGTTTCTCATTCAGATCTTCCTAAAATTTAGCCGCCAATTACAGGTTTCTTATTAGCTGCTGTGTCGCCTGCGCCTTTTTTCTCAGCGCCGTGGCCTTTTGGCATATTTTTCAATGACTTAGCTGCTTTACCGCCAGGTACATTAACGTTTCCAGCATTTTCCTCTTTACTAGAGTCTGATGCTAGTCCGCCACCTGCGCCTTTTGAGTCAGCTTCGCCGCCTGCTACCAAGTTTGAAGCAGTGCCGCCCATGTCGTTTTTACCTGCTACGATTGACTTTGAGTTTGCACCGTTGTCGCCCATCTTAGCATTTACTTTTTCAACATATTCACGCATTTGCTCCGTTGCTGATTTTGCAGATTCGTCTGTGTCTTCTTCTGCTTCATCAACTTCTTCATCTGATGCTTCGTCGACTTCTTCGTCTTTAGCTTCTAACTCTACTGATTCCTCAGTGTCGTCATCGCTTTCTTCACCAGCGTCCGCGTCCATGTCCATATCGCCCATGTCATCGTCTGCAGGTGCATCGTCGCCTTTATTCATCATGTCTTCGAATTCTTTTTTAAGATCATCTAAAGCATCTTCTAAGTCTACTACACGATCTTCGATATCTTCGTCGTCGCCAGCATCCATATCCATTTCAGCATCGTCTCCGCCCATGTCGTCTCCGTCCATGTCGTCGCCGCCCATTGACATTTTGTCCATCATGTCATCGCCGGCATCGCCTTCTGCTGGTTCTACTTCAAATTCGTCAAGGTCGAAATCTTCTTTTACTTCTTCGTCCTTTTCGTCTTCTTCTTTGTCGTCTTTTGCTGCTTCATCAACTTCTTCGTCTTTAGCCGCTTCATCTACTTCTTCATCAGTAGTTTCATCAACTTCTTCGTCATTGACGTCATCAGTTAAAAGATTCTCATAGATATCTCTTGATTTTTCTACCACTATTTCGTGGAAGAGCTCTTCGGCACCTGTTTTGTCGTTATTAACTAGGCGCTCAAGCATTTCTTCAAATTTATTTGCTTTTGCCATTTTATTCTCCTATAAATGTTAGTTGTTTACCTAAGGCTAGGCTGTCATATAATATTTAACATAAAGGGAAAAAAGTACGCAGAAATAGGCCAAAAAGAGGCCGTTTTTATACATCAGCTTAAATCGAACTGAATTTTAAAGTGATTTACGTCAATTTCACTGTAATTTTCAAATTTATTTAGTTCTGGAGGAGTGTAATTATCTGCCGCTTTAACCCTTATGAATCTTGTATTTTTGTAGTTTGTCATGACTGTTTTTGTTTGTCTAAGCCAATTTCCAAAGAATGTAGCACCATCATGACTCTTTTTATAGTTGGGTGTGTCAGCATATACATTGTTAAATTTTTTATCGTCGCCCAGTCCTGCAAAATCAAAACCTAATATATAAATTTTTTCATATCCGTGTTGTGCCGCAAGCCATAATGCTGTAGGGCCACTTGACCATCCTTTGCTAGGCTGGAACAGATTTAATTTTTTCATATGCGTATATGCTTTGTTAGGATTAGTCCATACTTCGTTGTTGTGTTGATATCCTGCTTTATTAATTTCAAGCACCATCTTAACATCTACTGCAACAAGATAATCAGGACTAAACGTTCTGTATAGTGCATTACATCCATAAGTTTTTCCGTATGGGCTTAATTCTCTAGGATAAACTGATGAACGGCTTGTGCCATTACCTAACACAAAACACATGTTTGAATCTGCGCCGTTGGTCTTTTTAAATTTTTGTGCTATTTTTTGGCTTCGTGCAACTTCTTTTTCGATACGTCTACGTTCTCGAATTATTTGCCACTCTTCTTTTGAATATTTTGACTTATCTAATTTTGCCATTAAACCCCGGCAGCGGCTTGAGCTGCTATCCCATACATTTGTCTAACGAAATCCATTTCCTTGGACTTCTCTTTAGTATGTAGCTCACTTGATTTCCGTGCTCGGTTTATTTGGCCTAGTGTTAGGCGTGTTTTTCTTGTGTCGTCTAGATCGATAATTGAATCATCATGCTGAGGTTCGTACCTATCATCTTTAATAGGTTCGATTGTTTCTTTATCAAAATAAAATAGTTCTCTCAGTATCATGTTAGTATTTATACCTTAAATGGTTTGTTCGCCGCCTGGGGCAGCTGCCGCACCGCCAATGTCTTGTCCTGTTGCTGTTTCAGGTGGCGCTGCATCTTCACCAGGTGCTCCTGGTTCAGCATCAATATCTGCAATATCTTCTGCGCCGGACACATCAGCACTTATACCAGCAGAGCTAATTCCTACGCTTCTCAATTCGCCTGATGCGTCTGTTGGAGCAGTTTGTAATGTTTCATCATTCTCTTCTCTCCACAAGCGTTCGTTTTCTGCTATCTCCTCTTGTGTCATTCCTAAGAAACGTTGCATTGCAAAACGATTTGAAATGTAAGGTATAGCACTCATTTGTGTATATGTTGGTACTCTACTGTTATCTAGTTCAGCTTGACGATAACTTGCAAAGTTTTGTGGAGGTGTAAATTCAATATCAAACATATTTGTATCGACGTTAGCACCTTTTTCTAAAATGTATCTTTTAAATTCTTGATTAAATTCTTCAGCAATTAAACCTTGTAAACGTTCGCAGTACGTATTGAAGCGTAATTCTTGAATAAACGCTGTACCTACTCTACCATCATTATATGATGATGTAGCATCATCTGCTCCTGTAGGCAAATATGAACTAGGAATACGCAAACCTCTAACAAGTTTATTTGTGAAATAACGTAAGTCGTCAATTTCACCTAAGTTAGTACCGCCTGGTAGTGTTTCAACTTTAGATCCACGTCCTTCAGCAGTTTGAGGGAAAAAGTAATCTTCGTTAATTGACAGAGGATTGTAAGAACTGTCTATAACATTTGTGCCTCCGCCTGTCTGCGATGGGATACGTCTTTGATGTATTTCCGTTTTAACACGCTCAACAAATTGCATAGCAAGGTGTGATGGCATGTTGCCCACATCAACGTAGAATACTCTGCGCTCTGGCGCACGTTGGACACGATAGATAATAATCGCATCTTCAAGCAATTCTTTTTGCTTGTATACTTTAAATATTGTTTCTAGTAATGAGTTACCAAAAGGAAAGTTGTTGTCTAAGCCTTCACTTAATGAAAGGTGTACCACATGTTGTGCATCAATAGCAAGTTCGCCTTCTTCTACTGAATATCTACTACCAGTTTGTTGTGCCGCATTGCCAACCATTCCTCTACCGCCACCGGTAGGATAATTTGCTCCGCCACCTTG